AAGGCTCTTTATAAGGCAGGGGAACTATTGCCCTTGATAAATCAATACCAGTTGCTTCGACCTCCTTGAACTCGCCGGGGGCGATAGGATCGTTGTCACCAACCATCCGCACTCCTTTGGCCTTGAATCCGCCCGGTAAATTAGCAAACTGTCCTGCATCTATAAGGGAGCGCATTGCAGCAGTTGCCGACATGGTGAGGTTACCGAGGAAATGGATAAGGCCCAACCCGTAGAAACCAAAGCCGGGAACAAACCTATAGTGAACGAAGTGACTTCGTTTCTCTTTGTTTGGATCGTCTTGCTTGTAGTTCCTACGAATACTTAAAACTTCTCTGGACTGTTCTTCAACAGTCACAATATAAGGGCAAGGTACACCCTCTTCTTCAATATCAAGATAACAGTGTTGTTCCAGTATTACATACTGTGGATCGGAATCATATGAAGGAGACAGCCCAAGAATATTATCTATCTTAGTGGCAAACCCTGATGCAGAAAGCTGGGCTGGTTCAGGAAGTTCAATGTCTTTATAGACACCAGACATCATATCCAACTTCATATCTACTGGGCTTTTATGGATTACATGAGTATATCGGTCCGCATTTCTGAGATCGTTTGCGTAGTAAGACACATAGAACTGGTCTATGGGAATAAATTCTGATACGGGCCTTTTCAGTGTAGCATTATAATAAACTTTCTTGAATGCTGAACCTATCAAGGGTAGATGGAAAAGCATTCTTTCAAATTCATCGAAGTACTCAGGCATCTGTTCAGTAAGCTGGAAGTTCATAAAGTTCTGAACTCTATTGGCTTGCATCTCTTTCTCTGGTGTAGCCGCACCAAGTATCTGTGCCTTGACGGGACCAGTAGCAGGGAAGAGTTCGCCTGAAGCTTTTGATTGGAACTTGACGGCTGATTCAATTAGAAGGGGATGTACAGCAGTACATGCACCTTGGAATGGTTCTGAACCTTCTTCCAGCTTGAGACCAAGCAGGTCAAAGCCTCGTTCAAACATAGACTCCCATTCAGCACGACTATCTTTATCAGCATTGAAGTTCTCAATTACATCACTGGCAATATCTTGTAGTTCTTCTTCATCAAGGTCAAGACTTAGATCACTATACCACTCACTGATTTCTTCTGATGGTTCCATGACTGCATCTTCTTCTGAAGAGAAGTCTACAATTACACCACCGTCATCAGGATCAATCTCAATAGAGACATTAGAATTTTCTTCAGGCATCATGGCTACTATGTTAGTCTCTGTAGCTTCAGGTATCTTATCAAAGGGATTACGTTCTGTAGCCATTAACTATACTCCATCAAACTACGAAGACCACCACCACCCATTGCGGGGACACTTGGTGGTGCAAATCTCTTTGCAGCTTCATCGTATGTTAAACCATATGCTGCTGCAAGAGTAGCAATGCTACGATTTGGTCCTGAAGGTTCCTGATATCTAGGAGTTCCTAATGCTAATGTTCTACGATAATCTGCATTAGCGGCTGGTCCTATTGGTGGTAAATAAGAACGATACTCTTGAAAAGAAGAAGGAATAGCAGGAGTACCTACTTTTGCAAAGTATTCTTCCATAGCAGTTTTTGGTACTACTGCTGCTTCTGTTATAGGTAAAGGAGGTTTTATTATTTTTTTAGGATCTCCTGAATCAACTTCAGTTGTCAATACTTGTACATCTGGTTGTCCAGCATAGTTACCACCAAACATAGCTGCGTCAGCCTCTTCCATTGCAGCAGCGTAATTATTGAATGGATTAGAAGCTTGGTATGCAACTTCATACTGATCAGCTATGCCTCCCGTTTCCTGTGCCTTTTGTTGTTCTGTTGCTGCTGCATTAGCTTCTTCACGAGTTAAACCAGCTTGATAATCTGATAATTCTTTATCTATATTTCTATCGTCCTCACGATAATAATTAGCATTAGGATCAAAAACATCAGGAGTTGTAAGACCGGCTATTCCCTTAGAATCTTCTACTTGTGTAGAAGATATACCTTCTTCTCGTAAGCCTCCAGAATTCTGACCACCAGTAACCATACTTATTTCTTGTGCAGTTACGTCTTTTTTATCTTTTCCTAATGCTGCAGCTGTTCTAGCTACAGCACTAATAAGACCTGAGACACCAAAATTTTGTGCAGCAAATGAAACAGCATCTGGTAAATCATTCATAAAACTTGCAAAACTTGTTTGACCTACACCTGAAAACGCATTGGGATCAGCAAAACTGCCATATCCAGAAGTAGAACCAGCACCTATCCCCAGTGTATTTTTATCATTAAAGAAAGCGGTATCTATATTAGCATCAGCTACTTGTCCTAGTGCATCACCTGTATACCCAGCAGCCGCAGCCCTATTACCACCTTCAGCTACATTCTGCATCTGTTCAGTTATGTCACTATCTTTTATGCTACTATCTTTTGACTGTGCTGCAATTCCTTCTTGTTGTGCTCTATCAACAGCATCAGATACTTGTTCAGCTTGGTCTGCGGACATTCCTATAGATTGTTCTATTGACGCATCTCTTGCAGCTTTACTTGAAGTATTAAAAGCTTCATCACCAGCAGCACCTTCACCACCCCCACCATCACCACCATCATCACCAAAGCAACAGTGCATACGCTCGTAGCTATTGTAATAGTTAAGCCAAGGCTGCTCTTTAGAGTAACCGTCATTCCACATTGATCTTTTAAATTCGTTTAACATTATTTACTCTATTGCTCCCCAACCGCTTAAAGTTAACTCTTTTTGACAATCCCATTTCTTTACGTAGTTTATCAAGCCTACGTAAAACTACTGAACCACCACCCATAGGACAGAGTACATTTATTAACCATAAATTATCTCCGCTATTCCAGTCTTTAACCTGAAGTTTATAATTAGTATTCTTATATTCTTCAGATAATTCATCTGACAATAAAGCCCAACTTGCAAATCCCGTTAAGACTTCTTCATCATTGTATATTTTATACTGCCCTAACTTTAGGGGTGGTATTATTAATCTTTGTATATCACTTAGTCTCATATCTTTAAATCTTGAGCATAAAGACATTATAAGCAAGACTTTTTCTAAATCACTTACCACTCTATTATACCATACTTTTTATTGTTATCCAAATTTAAATTTAGAAAGACCAGTAAGTTTTCTTTTTAGTTGGTGGTGCGTCTTCAAAGTCTGGATCATCTGGATGTGTTAGATGCCAAGACTCTTTCATGTAGTGGATAGCCATTGTCATTGCATCTACTTGGTCATCGTGAGCAGCATTGGGGAACCTTAGTAGTTCCTCTACTAATTCATCTGACCACTTCTTCTTACTGGGTATCCACATTCTACCAGCCTCAATGATTGGAGAAGCTGAGTATACTCTGGATACCTTATCCCTGTCTGGTGTGTATTCCATTACAGGGAGACCACTCCGACGCATATCCTGTAGCAAAGACTGTCCACTGGCTTTCTTCTCAACCATACAGACGTCTGGTCTATGCTCATCGTACAGTCTCTGAGTAATCCTTCTTAGTTCTGGGTACTCAAACCTACCCCTGATGTTTCCCAGTAGGATTAGATTGGGCGTTAAGTCTTCTATACCGTTATCATCTTGGTTATACATGGAGAATATACCCCATGTCTGGATAACACTGTAGTCAGCCGTAGTCCGTGTAGAGAAAGCAGTATCATATGTTTGAATTATAAAATCACAGTGGGGTGGTTCTTCATCATCCCAGTATTTCAACCACTTCTTCTTAATAATACCACCCTCTTCAGGTGTGGGGTCTTGCATGTAGAGAGCATTCCAGTATCTACTGCCGTTGGAGGCTTTGATCTCACTCTCATCCATGCGTAAGACTTCATCAGTCTTCCATTCAGGAAAGTAACTAGAGCCTACAGGTAAGTCAAGCAATTCTGCTGCTTCTTCGTCAACCCATGCAGGTATTCTAATTACTTCCCATGGGATTGTTTCAAACTCTCCCATGTTCTCTTGTTGTTTNAGCAACCAACCACAGAGATCATCATAGTGGTAGCGTGTATTGATAATTACTATAGCCCCATTGGGCATGATGCGGGTTCTAAGCCCTGCTGGATACCATTCCTTGATGTATCTTCTGCCTGAAGCACTGATTGCGTCCTCTTCAGACATCACATCATCCAGTATAGCTATGTGAGCACCACGTCCAGCTATCTGAGAGCGCACACCAGCAGCATAGTAAGACCCATTCTGATTTGTCTTCCACTTACCAGCAGCTCTGACGTCGCTTCTTAAAGAGACTCCTTTAAATATCTTCTCAAACTCTTCAGTACCTACCACATCTCTGACAGACCTACCAAAATCACTGGACAATTGGTCACTATGGGAGACAGTCAGTATCTCATGTGCAGGATTTCTACCAATATACCATGCTGGAAA